GCCGCTGCAGCTGCGGCGGCGGCGCTGTCTGAGGCTTCACCGGCCTTCGTCGTGACCGCTGCAACCTGTGCCGCGAACCAGGTGACCGCTGCGGTCAGCTCTGTGACAAAGGCCACGAGCCAGGAACGAAACGCATCCATCAGGGCTGAATATGTTCCGTTCGAATGCTCATCGCGGTTGGGCGCCTCCGGGGGAGCCGTGAATGTTGGTTCTGCCATCAGGTCAGTCCCTCCACCTTCATTTTGAGTTCAGAATCAATGGAATCAACGGTGGTGATCCGCCAATCACCAAGTTTGCCGTAGGCGGTCACGCCGATGATGTCGCTGTCATCACCGGCGAAGGTCAGAACTGGCCGGGCACGGTTTTCCTCCAGCACGATCGCGACACGGCGCCCGTGATCCGCCGGGAGGTCGCAGCGATAATCAACGATCTTGGCAAAGGGTCGTTCAACAATGGAAAGCTCCCCGTAATTGCCTCTCTGAACGGATGAATAATCATCGATCCCGAAGGACGATCCGAACTTGGCATCCCCCAAATCGTATTCCCGGCCAAACACGATCTGACCGACTTTCGGGGTGTCACCGCCCGCGCTGATGGTCAGCTCATAGCTCGCCAGAGCGTAGGGCGGGATCTCATTGAACACCGCCTCGCTGCGCGCCCGGATCGGCTCAAAACAATAAGTCCAGGCGTCGATGATCATCGAGTTATCGCGCAACGATATCGTCTTGTCGTAGATCACGCGATTGTCTGGCAACGTGCCCTTCAGCGTGACCTCCGTGGCATCCAGACCAAGGCACGAAACAACGCTCACCGGCTCACCGATCTGGCCCAGCTGGTACTGGATCGCCTCACCAGCCACACCGATCACCGGATCACTGATGAACTTGTCGAAGGCGCGCCATCGGTTCGTGGCGCCAAGGGGAAGCCAGTACAGCTTTTGTTCATCCTGCACCGGATCTTGGCCAGTGCTGGCCTGCAGGGCCTCATAACGGACGTGCCCCTTAATCACCTTGTCGAACTCGGCATAGGCAACCCCGGCGTCCCAGACGGGATGATCATCTTCAGGCAGGCTGGAAGACAGCAGATTGCTGTCTCCAATCGGGAAGGTGATAGCAAGCCTCATCGTCATGTCGCGCTCCCCTCTGGCCGAACCGGCGGGTTCCCGATCGTTTCACGCAAACGCTCAAGCTTGGCGAGGTCGGCAGTATGATCCGCCATTTCGACCAGCCACCTTGAACTGTCGGCATGGAAGGACGACAGGGCCGAAAGAACCTGCTCCATCACCGCGACAACTGCGCGGTTATCCAGCATCGCCTTGCTTTCCGAATTGCTGATCACGCGGGACGGGCCAGTGTGCTCCAGCTCCCAGCCACCTTCACCGACAACGCGCCAGCCCCCCATGTGCGCACCCCCCCGCTCAAACCCGGGAACACCGCCAGCATTTCGGATCTTTTCGCGCAGCTGCTCCAGATAGTCATTGGCCCGGCGCCGGTTGGCGTTTGCCGCTCCGATCTGATCCTGCAGACCGCCATCGGCCCAGAAACCTGACGCGCGGAAGGCTGCGATCTGATCTGCGGATCCGGCGATTTCGCTGGAGTTATAGGCAAGCGTTCCATCGCTCCGCAGCCGGATACCGGACAGGGAGACACCGGTGGACGCCACAAGCGCCTCCAGCTGATCCTTGAGCCCTTCTGTGCGCGCCAGGGACTTTCTCCCCCAGTTCGCATCGAACTGTTCGGCCTTCCCTTCGACTCTGGAAGTTATGGCCGCATTCTTCGCAGCCTCTTCTGCCCGCAGCCGATAGGCTGCAATCTCCGACCTCAAACCCCCAAGCGAAGAAACCAGATCCGCCATGCCGGTATTCATGTCGGAAATACTGGCGGACAGGGCATCAACCGGCCCACCGACCGCCTCCTGCATGCTGTCGGCAAAGGCGCCAACGGGATCAAACTCAAACGATCCGCCGAGGTTCAGATTGCCACCCGACACGCCGGAAATGGCCTCGAAAAACCCAGTCTGCTCAGCGGTCAGGTCGCTGAGGTCCACCTTGCCGTCCATGACCCGTTCAAAGCGCCTGTTCACACCGCGCAGCGCCGCCCGCTCTTCCGGCGTCAGATCGCCTTCAGAACTGATGGCCACCACACGTTCTGCATTGGTGACGGCCTTTGCCAGCAGTTCGCGCTGACCGTCGGTCAGCTGATCGCCAAAATGCGCCTCCAGCGCCAGGGCGCGGGTGCCGTTCGTGACAGCGTTTGCCAGCAGCTGCTGCGTTGCCTCGGGCATGTCAGGCGCCAGCACCGCATCAAGGCCGACCAGCAGGTCGCGCTGCGATCCCAGAAGTTGGCGCACCTCGCGCGGCGCCAGATCGCCCTCCAGCGCCAGATCCAAGGACGCGGAATAGCTGCCCGCGCCGCCCGCGATGATCGCGCGCACATCGTCAGAAACCCCATCCTCCAGCGAAGAGGTGATCGCATCCCCGAAGCCATCGATCCCGCGCAGGGCCAGCCGCTTCGATCGCTCATCCAGATCAGAACCAAGCACCAGGTTGACCGTGCGCGTCAGATCGCTGTTTTCAGCCAGGACGGCAGACAGCAATTCCGGATCCAAACCGGCGCCTGCTGCCAATTCCACATTGCGCACCAGATCCGAACTGGCACCAAGGGCCAGCTTCAGCACCCGATCGGAAACACCATCCAGTTCCGGCAGCAGCGCGATCGTTCGGGTATGCTGGCTGGTTGTCTGCAGCGCCAGCCAGCGCATTTCTGGCGTCAGATCATCGGTGCCCAGCACAAACTGAATTGTGGCCCGCAACGCATCACGGCTGCCCAGGATCAGTTCCTGCAGGCGGGGTGACAGGCTGGACAGATCCAGCTCATCAATGGAAAGGCCGACGCCCTGGCGCAGAAAGTCCAGGCTAAGCTCTGTTCCCTCGATCGCCCCCTGCAGGGAACCAAGGCGCTGCTCAAAGGCGGCGATCACATCGCTGTCGATCACCTCTGCGCTTTGCAGATAGCTGGCAAGCTCTTCCAGCACGGAAAGCTGCTGCCGCGCCAGACCCTCCAGCACTGTATCGGCGGCCCCTTCTACATCTGCCACACCGGCCAGCCGGTTCGCCTCGATCCCGATCTTTGCCGCGATCCGCTGCGCATCCACAAGACTGCCTGCCTGCGAGGTGGCAAGATCCAGATAGCGCCGCGCAACCCCGCCATAGGCATTAGCCGCATCCACGTCGCCCGCCTGCGCCGCCGCGCTAAGGCGTTCCATTTCAGCCCGAACCGCTGCGATCTGATCGTCCGCCCCCAGCAAAGAGGTGGACCCGAAGGACAAATCGTCCTGCAGATCGCGAAGGCTATCCGCTGCCCGGTACCAATCCTGCGCCGATCGCGCGGCCTCGTTGGCTGCGGTGCGCGCCGAGGCCATCATGGATGCAACCTGGCTATTGGCCGCGTCAACGGCCCCCATCAGCGCCGTGCTGAGGTTTTCGACGGCGGGCAGCACCTCATTCATGGCCCCGCTCATCTGGATCAGCTCGGCATAAAGCTCGCGCCCGGCCTCGGAATTAAGATCGATGGCCTCTACGATCGCCCGGAATTCGGCGCGGCTTGCCGGGATGGCAACACCAAGATCTGCAAACTGCTCCGTCAGCCGCCGCACAGAAATTTCCTGCCGCTCTGCCTCGGAATAGAACGCTCCCCAGTAGGTCGCGATCGATGCGCTGTAGGCATCCAGCCCCCCGAACTGATCCACCAGCTGCGAAGCCGTATCGGCGGACATCAGCGAGATATCAAAAAGACCATGCCCCAGCAGGTCCGCCGCATCGTTGACCGCTGTCAGACTGCCAGACAGCCGCCCCAGCGTATCAAGAGCGGTTTCCCCGGCTTGGCTGAAGTCATCTGTGCCCAGCACCAGCTCGGCCATTTCCGCGCCGGTTTCAGCAATCAGCGCCTGCAGTTCTTCCTGCACCTGCTCTTGGCTCTTGCCATTGGTCCAGAGCGTGAAACTCTCGCTGTTGAAACCTTCCAGCGCCTCGGTGCCGAGGTTCAGCGAAGCGGCCATTTCTTTGACGCCATCGGTCAGCCCGGTAACGCTTTGATCCAGCGCCGCTTCGAATTCCGCCTCCAGCGGCTTGTAAACGGTACGGTTGGACCGCAGGAACCCGCCCTTATAGAAGTCGATCTGCGAGCCTTCGAACCCCTCGGCGCCAAAGCTGCCCCGGATCCCGGACCCCGCATATTTGCGGCTCAGCCCCTTGGCCAGGAGCGCAATCCCTCCAAGCACCAAACCCGCCGCAGGCAGGGCCGCCCCAAGCGCGCCCGCACTGAAACCAGATGAACCACCAAGCAGGCCGCCGAGGTTGGCAAAGCTGGAACCAAGCCCGCCGCCCGACAGAACACCGCCGAGGCCGGAACCAATCCCAGCGGCAAAGCTGCCGCCACCGCCGACTAAACCGCCGACATTGCTCAGCAGCCCCAGTGGATTCACTCCGCCGCCGCCACCGACCGCTGCCAACTGCCCGCCAGAACCACCCAACAAAAGGCTGTCGAGACCTAGAATGCTGGTGATCGAACCCACGATGGGCAGCACGATTTTCGAATGGGCGAACTGATAGGCGATGTCGCGCAACATGCCTTGGATCGTGTCCGTCAGGCTGCCGCCTTCAAATGCGGTGCGCGTGATTTCCTCGGACCAGCGGCGCTGCATGTCATGAACGCGGCTCATCGCATCTTCGGCGTTGTCCAGTTCGATGACCTGATCCGCCAGAAGCTCGATCTGCTCTTTGGTCAGGCCATTGGCCTCTTTGCCAAGACGCTGCTGCACCTGCAGAATGGCTTCCAGCTTCTTGCGCTGTTCATCTGTCATTTCCAGCAAGGATCGACGATGTTGCAGCTCTTTGCGCAGCTGCGCCACGGCGCTCTTGGAGGCAGATCCGCCCGCGGATTCGACCTTGTTCAAAGCCCGCACGGCAGCCTGATATTCTGCATTCAGGCGCTGCTGCTGCTCATACTGCTGCACCTGCCTATTCAGGCCCTCTTCCACCACCCGCCGCTGGCCATCCGCCATGGAGTTTAGGGGAGGCAGCGCGGCTTCCAGCTCCGCACGGTACTTGGCCACATTGGCCGTCAACTCACTTCCGCCACCCGAAAGGGCGGCAATACCCGCTTTCAAGCCTGCAATCTTGACGTTTGCGCCCTGAAGCGCACCCGGCAACCCGGCGAGATAGGATTTTACGGCAGCAGCCTGACTAGCCGCATCACCCAGCCCCAGGGCCAGATCCCGTGCCGACGCCGCGCCGCGATCCGTCAGCGCCACATTTTCAGAGGTGATACCGTTAAGGGTATTCCAACGGCGCTGAAGCTCGGCAAGGTTCGCCTCGATCTGCGCAAGGTTCGCCTGCTCTTCTTCTGTGAGATGGTTCTGACTTCGGACCCCCTCCAATAGACGCTGCTGCTCAGCCAGAAGTGCGACAAGCCCCAGCTCTGCCTCTTCATAGGAGGCCCGCAGCCGAACCGGCATTTGTTCCAGATCATCGCCGGGGGTGCGAAGTGCGCGCAGGGTCTCCTGATAGCGACCGATGGCCTCCAGAACATCATAATACCCCAGAACCTCCAGTTCTTTTTCCTGACGCTTCCGGACCAGTTCGGCAGTGGTCGATCGCAAAGCCTCGGCCTGCGCCATTTCCGCCTCGATCGCCGCAAGAGTAATCGGGCCGCCATCCTTCAGAGCATCCGCAAGGCGTGCCGTCGCGTTGATCTGATCCCCCATCGCAATGGTCACATTATCCATCGCGATTTCATGCGCTTCTGCGAAAGACACGGAACCGGAGACAGTTCCGGACAACGCAGTCCCCGCAACGGCAAGAGCCGTGAACCCGGCGACAGCCAGACCGACAGGCGAAGCGATCCCAGCAAGAACGCCCACCAGAGGCGCCGCCAGTTTCAACACCAGTCCGAGACCCAGCGCAACCGGCCCCAAGGCTGCTGCAAGCGCCGCGCTGCTGGCCACCGTTTCTTTGGTGCCATCGGACAGGTCGTTGAACCACTCACCTGCCGCAGCCACCTTGTCCGAGATACCCTCCAGCGCCGGGGCCAGCGCCACAGTCAGCTGGTTCGCAATGCCGCGTCCCACGACTCCCAGACGGGAAATCGCGTCATTCGTGCGCTCGATCTGATCCGCATCGACTTCGGAAACCGCAACCCCGAAGCGCTGCACATCATCCGTTGCCAGCCGCAAGGTCGCCCCGTCGATGCGGGAAAAGACCAGCCCGGCACGGCTGCCGAACAGCTCCGACGCAACAGCCGCGCGCTCTGCCTCTGGAACATAGCGCGCCAGCGCATCCTGAACCCGGGCCAGGCGCTGATCGATCGGAAGGCTTAACAGATCCGCCGCAGACAAGTTCAGCCGATCCAGTGCCTTCGAGGCGGCACCGGTTCCCCCTGCCGCCTGGCTCAGACGTTTGGTGAACTGGATCGTGGCCTGTTCTGTTTCCCCCATCGATACGCCCGCCAGATCGGCGGCGCGCTGCAGCACCTGCATGGACTGCACCGTTGTATCCATGGACTGGGCAATCTTCGCCTGGGCATCAATGATCGAAAGGCTGGATTTGACCATGGCTGCCGCCGCACCGGCGATTGGCAGCGACAATCCCACGGTCAGGCGGCGCCCCTGACGCTCTGCCACATCGCCCATGCGCACCATGTTGCGCTGGACCTTTCCCATTGTCGCAATGCCGCGGCGGGCGCCGCTGTCAAATGCCGCTGTATCGAGGGACAAAAGCCCGCGCAGCGCGCCGATGATTGCGCTCATGTGTTCACCTATTTTGGTTTAAGTGCTTGCCCTAGAAGGAACTGGTGCAGACGGGCGGTGCCTGCTTTTCCGGTCAGGGCACCCGGCTTTTTGTCGCCCTCTGATTTCGTGAAATCAGGCATTTTGTTCGGGCTGTGAAAAGCGAACTTTACCAGTACGCCAAGCTCCTGATTGATCACCCGCCAGGCCCTGAACTCAGCGTCCTTTGCCTTTAATTTGGCCCGGGTGATCAGGTCGTATTCCCGCAAGGAGGCGCTCCAGAAATCGTCGTGGTGCAGGCCCAGCTCACACCACGACGACAGGAGGGATGCCCAGTCTACGCGCTCGCGGGATCCGTCGCCTTTCCCCCGGCGGCATCCTCCGCATCGGCCTGCCCTTCAGCAGCCTGTGCAGCGGCGGCCTTCATTGCGCTGTCCACCGCCTTTTTGACTTCAGGGAAGGCAACATCGACCGCTTTGGACAACACCGGGATCAGCTTGCGATAGCCACCAGCCCGATCGATGAGGGCGACAACCTCTTCCCGATCGCACCCTTCGCCATCGTTCATCGCTGCGGCGATTGCGGCGACAACCAGATGGACGCCGCCATTTCCTGTCAGAATGTCCTCCAGGATGCTGTTGAAGGGCCGCCCATCGTGCTCTTCTTCCAGGCGCAGCAGAGCGGCGGTGCTGAGTTTCAGCTTGATGGTCTCTTTTCCGACCTTGTGAGAGACGGAGCTGATCATACGATTGCCGCCCCTTCAGTCCAGGTCACGGCGCCCTGCGTCCGCATGTTGATCGGGAATTCCAGATCCCCATCGACATTCTGCTCGCCGCCGCCGCCGACCTGAACCAAGGCGCCCCATTCGAACGCATCGCCCGTAGTTTGGGTTTCCGTGTTCGCGGGAAAGGTCGCGCGGAAGAGAACCGGCGAAGTGTCCGGACGCGCTTCCATCGACTTGGCAGCCTTGTAAGACTCGGTCGTGTAGAGGCAGTTGATCGCGGCCTCAGAGACATCGACCATCCCGCGACCATAGCGCTTGCGGCGGTCGGTGACGTTCAAAGTCGTGCGATCGCGCCACTCCGGGGTTTCATCCGGAATGACCACGTTTTTGGCCTCGGGAACCTCAAGCCATGTGGTGCCGTCATCCAGAGAGTATTCCAGAGTAATCTCATCGATACCGATAACCATACCAGTCATCAGACAATCCTTTCATGTTGTTGGATAGGCCGGACATCCGGCCAGGGTTTAGGCGCGGTATCGCACCTGGAAATCCAGCATTTGGCGCCGGATCGTTTTTCCGCCGGAACTAGAACTTCCGTCCTGGCGAGAAACCTCTTTGCAGCGGATCACTGACCCGCCACGAAATGATGTCAGCAGCTTTGAAACTGCTGTCCCGAGTTCTTTCAGCTCCGGATAATTCGTATGGCTGATATTGACCTGAACGCGCGCGGTCTCATTCGGAGAGCGCCCTTTCAAGGTATAGCCCGTCACGTTTCCAACCCGTTGCAGGACGATCCTCGGAAACCCCACGTCTCGATCGAACGCAAGCCAGGCGACTGGATGGCCGAGGAAAGACAAGGCCTGATACAGATCATCTTCCATCACGTTGCCTTTGCTGCTTTGCGGGCCGCCCGAGCCAGGGCCTTCTCAATTTCATTCCAGATCTCGGCGCGAAGAATGGACAGCATGACCTGCTGATTTGCGTCCCATGCCGGGCGCATGAACGGATCTGCCAGCACGAACCCCACATATTTGCCCGATTTGTGGTAGCGATCGCCGGTACCAAATTCGATCAGATGCGCATGAGGGGCATGCGAACCGTCCTGCTGAACCGGGCCTACATAAAGCGACACTTTGCTGCGGGTCTGATCGCCCCGGGCCATACCCCGCTGCCGTGGGGCCAGCTTGCTGGTAATCGCAATTTCGAAAGCTGATCCTTCAGCCGCGCGCTGAACAGGCTTCAGGGCCTTTTTCATTGCCCGGCGTCCGATGCCCTTTGATGTCCCCCTGGCAAACTGGGCCAGCGCCTTTTCGATGTCACCTGCCCCCTCTATCTTCAGCTTCATGCTCATATCAGCTCCCCGGACCAACAATGCACCAGGTCGTGAATTCCAGCCACTTGGAGCGTCCAATCTCCTTCATTCCGGTGATTTCCCAACGGCTACCGTCGAACTCAATCTGTGCCGTGCTGTCCAACGCGGCCAACTGGCGCGACCAGCGGACAACAAACCTCGCATCAGATTTCCTTTCCACTGCGGCAGCACGTAGCTTTTCAGCATCACTGATGGCCGTGAACTCAGCGCGCTCATCCGCGACCAGATCCCAGCCGTCAATTTTGGTTTCACCCAAACCAAGTGGCACAGTCTTCGGCATCACAAAGGTAATCCGCCGATCCAGCCGCGGCGCCGATCCGGCCTTCATCCTGCAAAGGCCCGGTAGCGACGGGTCAGCCGGTCCACCCCGCGCTGCACCTGCTCCGGAATACCCAGAGCCGCATCCGCCAGCGGGTG